CTTGACCATTCAAAATGTACTCAACTACTTGTTAATGCTTTTGAATGAGTAGGAGGTTCCGCGTGTAGGTATACTTACGGTTACACTCTTTTCTTTTGAAAAGAGTATATCGTATTGTGGTTGAGCGATGGATCTCTTGGTTCCTTGCATCGTTGAAGGTCGCAGCGAATTGCGAAATACAGGTCGTGTGAATTGCAAGACACATTGGCCTTCGGGCTGCGGAACACCTTACTTACTGAACGAAAATGTCACTTCGCAATACTCCATTTACTGGTAATTGCAGTGCGTTTGGTTGAGTGTTCATTGCTATTAACAGATCGCACAATTAATTTCATTTTTCATTTCATTTCATTTGAAATTGAAATTGAAATTGAAGATTAATTGTTGCATCATGTTTATATAACTCCTTTCCATTCTTAATCACAAGCATTACAAAAATGATATATATTGATTATATATCATTTTGTTATTGTTTTCATGTTTTCTTTGGATAACATGGCATTCAATAACATTCCGTGACTAGAGTTTTGAAAGTATGTAGTGTACACACACATACACACAACTACATACATGCATTTCTCTTTATATGCTATCTTACTTGTACACACACACACACACAATGGCAATATAAATGAAATGTATGTTATGCACGTACACCAACAAACTTTTCAAAACATTTTCTCTCAATGTTCATCAGCTCAAACGAGACTACGCGCTAAATTTAAGCATATTAGTCAGCGCAGCGCAAAAACAAAAACTAACCAGGATTCCCTTAGTAATGGCGAATGAAGTGGGAAATACTAAAAACAGATCTACTCTTTTGAGTTCTTCTGTTTAAGCCCGACAGTATAATCCATTGTTTTTCTCAACCTCGGTTGTGAAAACAAGGAATTGTAGCATGGCAATTAATTGTTTGTTATAACTTTTCTTTCCTTTTCTTTTCTATTTTCACTCACACAATAAATAATAGAAAGGAAGGACTGGAAAATTTATATACATACAATCACAATTAAAAACTCCTATGATAAGGAACGTGCATTTAAAGTCCAGCTAACGCGCTGGAACGCAACACGTGATTTATCACCGCCCTAGAGTGTGACAGCCACGTTTGCACTCTTTTCTAGGAGATTATATTTTATTCGTATAGCCACTTGATTCTGAGTCGAGTTGTTTGGGACTACAGCTCAAATAGTTTGGTGGTGGTAATGACACATCAAAGGCTAAATATTGGCAATTTGTTGGAATGCAATGGAAACCGATAGCAAACAAGTACCGTAAGGGAACGATGAAAAGCACCCTTCAAGCACGCATATAACGTTAGCCTCTTCGGAGATTAACAACTATATGCAAGCTCCAAAGGGAGTGAAAAAGAGAGTGAAATCGCCTAACAGCGTTTAAAATAAAAATGGAAATTAAATTAAATATTACTAGGGTCTTCACAGAATCTAATAGGATAATCAGAGAGAAACTGATACGTCTAGAAGGAGATATTTCTCTTTCTAGCTTAATGAATACCGTTGGATGAAAACTTATCATTTTATCCATTGGTACCATTAAGAAGGCTACTTCCCGAATTAGACTTTATCATAAATTCTCTACATATATCTTAGTTTTAACTAAGAGACATGGAGCAGAATTTACGGTTAAATATCTAAAGGCTTGTAACTTAGCTATTTCCAAGTTTTTAGCTGGAGAACCGTTCAAATCACTTCGTGATATTGAACCGGATCTTCCGCTACCTAGATTAACCAAATCAGGATTACCTGTGATTATTGGTACTAGAGATCGTAGATCTCTTCATGCCAATTCTCACAGAGTAATCAGATTGTGATTAACTTTGTTTAGTCTGTATCGAGTAATTCGAATACCGGCTAAAGCAAAATTAAATACAATAACTGATGGTTTCTCTGGGAACCCTAAATTTTTGGAGATTGTTGGGAATTGAATGGAATTTAAAGGTCCAGCAATTCTTCAACGTTTCCAACCTAAAGGGTTAAAACTTCAAGAGAAACTTCCTATGGATGAATCAGCATCACCTACCAACTCTCGTAGTTGGATGGGTATGATAACTGATTTATCTTTATTGAAGTATTCTCCGGAATTCTTCTCTTCTTTTGTAAGAATTGCTGAGAGAACTTGTTCGGTACAATTGTTGAAAGTTTTTAATGAACTTTCAAGATTGGCACCTAATAAAGATTCTCCAGAATTCAACCTTTTACCTATGAAGGATCCTTTTAGAACTCTCTTAGAGAAGACTAAAAGTCCTTTAGTAGGTTTAGGTCAATTACAACAGAAAGAGGAGGCCGCGGGGAAAATGCGAACTTTTGCTATGGTAGACAGTTGAACACAAGCAATATTAATGCCTTTGCATATCTACATTAGTGATATCTTGAGAAAGATACCTAATGATGGTACTGCAAGTCATGATAAAGCTTTTGATCGTGTCATGGCTAGATCCAAAGAATTTGGATGTAGCTATGGTTACGATTTGTCAGCTGCTACTGATCGATTGCCAATTGATTTACAAATTAAACTACTAAGTGGTTTATTTGATAAACAGTTTGCAATTGATTGAGCAAAAATTCTTGTAGGACGACCTTATTTCTTACTCTCAAAAGATAAAAATAAAAACTTTATCTTTGAGGAGTTTTGATATAAGGTAGGACAACCTATGGGAGCCCGTTCATCTTTTGTGATGTTAGGGCTTACCCATCACATGTTAGTACAATTTTGTTCTAATATGTTAGGTAATAACGGTTGGGAAACTCGTTACGAGATCGTTGGTGATGATATTGTTATCTTCAACAAAGATCTTGCAGCTAAGTACCTTGAAGTTATGAATCTCATAGGTGTTCCTATTAATGTATCTAAATCTGTTGTTTCAGAGAATAGACCGGTTGCAGAATTTGTAAAACGTGTTTGCCTTAATGGTAAAGACGTTTCTCCATTTTCTTGAAAACAGTTTATCTCTCAATCAAATTTCATTGGTCGTATAAGTACAACTATTGGTCTTTTTAAGAAAGAGATTTCTCTTGCTCAGAAAGCTATTAGTGTATTTCATACGGTTATGAAAGAAAAGATTTATGATACTCGTCCTCAAAGGGATCCAATGGCATTAATATTCTTGTATATTACATATGCTCTAAAGAGTAATATGAATATTCAGGATTTATTAAGAACATTGTTCCTGCATAAGCCTGTCATTGAGAATAAATTTTTAGTCTTTAAAAAGTTCAATTTTCATGAAATTGGAAATAAAGTTAAAAATATGATTCTCACTGGTAAGGCCCCGCGTGAGGCTGATTACCACGCAGATTATAGAGCGGTTAACCTTATCTTCGTTTCAGATCTAGCCAAAAAGGTTATAGATCTTAGACGGACATGATGAATTGACAGATGTCAAGCTCATCATGAGCTAATTATATTACGTATTTTAGGTGATATTTGACATTGTAATAATGCCGAATATTACGTAGAATTTCGTAATATATTAGCTTACTGGATGTCGGTTCAACAACCTGTTACAACCTTACTCGGATATCCGTGATTAGGTTGTTCAGATTCTTGATCTCAAGATCCAGGAAAGTTTGGTTTCCCTGATTGGCAACGTCTCTCTTTTACTGATCTTCTACATATGAAGTTCAGGAATAAAGATATGTTGACCACATCTAATCTGTTGGCGGTTTATGAACTTTATCAGAAATGTCAAGAAGGCTTAGCTTTCTTGGCAATACATGAAAGAGTTGATAAACCTAAGGTAGAGCAAGTTCAGGATGTTGTTTCTCATTCTCTTATAAAGACTCTTGTAGAGACTTTGGAAGAGATAGGGAAATACAAAGCTGATTTGAAGAAGTAGTCAGAGATATTATCTCTGAATAATCCTAGCTCTGTGAAGACTGCGGAGTATTGTTTCAATAGACTCAGATATAAGAACAGGGGCTTAAAAGGGCCACCTACTTGTATCCGGACTGATTGAGAAATAATCTTCAGACTATCACTGGGAAAAGAGGTTTTTACCTTTTATTATTATATGAGCCCCC